TAATTTATTTGAAAAATATGAAAAAGATATAATTAAAATCACAACAAAGTGTGATGCTCAATTTAGTGCAATATATTCCATTATAAATAATATGAGAATCATAAAAACACATGGTGATAAAACAAATACAATTCAAGTTGCTCAAAAAACACCATTTAAAATAAAATCATTTAATATAAATCATGATGCAAGTATTCTAATACAATATATTTATAATAAAGAATCATTTATATTAGATAAAAGATTATTAATATCTAAAGAGGCTTTAGATGAAGATCTAAATACTCTAACAACAATATATGGTAATAGACTAAAGGATAAAAATGTTATGAATATTTTATCTATTTATAATGATATTTGCGTTTGTAAAGAAAAAAGAAATGTGATGTTTGGTTATAATAGACATACAAATTATTTAACAGAATCAATACTTGAAACTTATAAATTTAATTTTTTACCTGGTAAAGTTCTAAATGTTGATTATATTGATGTTACAACAGTGAGAAATCCAATTGATGATAAGATATTATATAGTCAACAAGCAAGACTTACAAGGGATATATATAGACAATGTGTGGATAATTATTCATTATTATATGTTTTTTTATGTTTAAAAAATAATTTAAATATAATTGAATTCCTGGATATTGTTAAAAATGTATATCATGAAGTATTAAATGAAAAAAATAAAATAGAAAAGATAAATATGATAGATGTTTTCACAAAAGTTACACCTGAATATATGAAAGAAAACAATATGACAATTAATGATTATAAAATTGTGGGTTATATTAAAGCAATTTTATTAAATAATTATGATATTCTTGATGATTTTATAAATAGTGTATATTCATTTACCTATAAGTATTTAATCTGGGATACAAAAATTGGTAATGAGTATTTGGGTACTACTTTGTTAAATTTCACTTATTACAACACAACATGTCAAGTTTACTACAACAAAAAAGATCATTTTCAACCATTATTAATTATGAATAAATACTATCAAAGTCAAGAGAATGTACTGTACAATATTGCAATAAAAACAACTATAGGAATGACTGAATATGATTTTGAAAAAAATATAAATGTTTGTAATTTTAAAAAAATAAAAAAATCTGATATTAATAAATTTATGAAGGTTTTAATTGATAATAATGTTAATTTTGTTGTTAAATATAGTGGTGAAATGAATAATGTTATACCTTTAAGTAAAATAAATGACAATGATGATTATTTACCTATTTTCGTCACACAAAAAAGGTTACAAAAAACAACATTTCATAATATTAAAAAAATTGAAAATAAAATAAGACCACAAATTAAACATAATGAATTATCAGTGTTTATTCAAAATAAAAAAGCCTATACATTTCCTTATTGGAAACTTGTA